TGCCCAGGCCACCGATGAGTTCGGCGCTCCGAAGTTCAACAAAGAGACCGGGCGGCCAGTGCTTACACTGCGCGGCCACGACGTCGAAGAATTCACTGGTGTCGTACGTCGATACGGTGCCAGCAAAGAAGTACAGGAGCTCGTTGATGCTGCCAATGCGCCAGCAGAAGTGGCTCACATCGATATAGCCAGGTCATGCGGGACGTGCATGCTCAAGCTGACCTAACAATATGACTGATTATGACAGGCAGGTAATCCATGGCGACACTGAAAGGTGAGGTCAAAGCCTTCATCGTTCAGTCCCTTGCCTGCTTCGATACTCCATCCCAGGTGGTGGAGCTGGTCAAAAAAGAATTTGGCCTGAGCATCACGCGTCAGCAGGTCGAATCCCACGACCCGACGAAAGCAAACGGCAGGGGGCTGGCGCAGAAATGGGTTGAGCTATTTCACGAAACCCGTAAGCGCTTCCAGACCGAATTAAGCGACATCCCGATCGCCAACAAGGCATATCGTCTCCGCGCGCTTGACCGGATGATGACGAAGGCTGAGGGCATGCGAAACATGGCTCTGGCTGCTTCTCTGATGGAGCAGGCCGCCAAAGAGGTTGGCGACGCGTACAGCAACAAACAGAAGGTCGAGCACACCAGCCCGGATGGAACAATGACTCCGCAGCCGACCATCATCCAGTTACTCCCCGTTGAGCCGAAAGCATGACTAATGCCGTTCAACTGCCGATCCCCGCGAAGCTTGCGCCGCTGTTCACTGCGGTGAATAAGCGTTATCGATGCTCGCACGGTGGACGTGGCAGCGCCAAGACCCGCACATTCGCGCTGATGACTGCCGTAAAGGCGTATCAGTCGATGATGAACGGTGAAAGCGGGGTGGTGCTGTGCGCGCGTGAGTTCATGAACTCTCTGGAAGAGTCGAGCATGCAGGAGGTGAAACAGGCGATCCTGTCTGTTCCCTGGCTGGCCGCCAACTTTGATATCGGCGAGAAGTACATCCGCACCATCGACAAGAGCGTTAACTACGTATTCTGCGGTCTGCGGCATAACCTCGACAGCATCAAGTCGAAAGCGCGCATTCTGCTGTGCTGGGTCGACGAGGCTGAATCAGTCAGCGAAATAGCCTGGCAGAAGCTGAGCCCAACAGTTCGTGAAGAAGGCTCAGAGATTTGGGTGACGTGGAACCCGGAGCGTGACGGTAGCGCCACGGATAAGCGTTTCCGTAAAGAAGCCGGCAATGACTGCATCACCGTTGAGATGAACTACACGGATAACCCCTGGTTCCCGGACGTGCTGGAAGGAGAGCGACAGAACGATCAGCGACGCCTCGACCCGGCGACATACGCATGGGTGTGGGAAGGCGCCTACCTCGAAAACTCCGATAAGCAGGTGCTGGCCGGGAAATACCGGATCGCTGAGTTCTCGGGCCAGCTATGGAAAGAGGCCGATCGCCTGTTCTTCGGTGCTGACTTCGGTTTCGCCAAAGACCCTAACACGCTGGTGCGCTCGTTCATCCTGCACAATCGGCTGTACATCGAGTACGAGGCATACGGTCAGCAGACTGAGCTCGACCACATGCCTGAGCTATATGACACGATTCCCGGTGCGCGTGACTGGCCTATCAAGGCCGACTCCGCTCGACCCGAGACGATTAGCTATCTCAAGCGGCAGGGATTCAACATCTCAGCTGCCGAGAAATGGCAGGGTAGCGTTGAGGATGGGATCGCCCACCTTCGCGGCTTCGACGAAATCATTATCCATCCACGCTGCAAGAACGTGGCGCGCGAGGCTCGGATGTGGTCGTACAAAACGGACCGCATCACTGGCGAGGTACTACCGAAACTGGCAGATGGTTACGAACACTGCTGGGACGGTATTCGCTACAGCCTCGACGGACATATTAAGCGCAAAGGTCAGATGGCCGGGATGATGATTCCGAAACGCCTGCAAGGGAGGTGAGGATGGTCAAGTGCAATAAGCATAATATTTGGTTAAGGCCGCCAGTGGGGTGCTGGAAGTGTCATGAAGAAATAACTACATCACTGCTGGCAAGTAAGCCTCTTGCATTTACACCATCAAGAGGGCCAAAAATGCCGCCAATTAATCGCTAACGGACAAACCATGACTGACAAATTAACTCTCGCCGTCAACCATGCGTTGGCCGTCAACAGTGCGTTGAACGACGCCAGGTTTGCACGTGCCCGTATGGGGCTGATGGCACCAACAATGGGGCTGGACAATAAGCGCCATTCCGCATGGTGCGAATATGGCTTCCCTGAGCAGGTAACCTACGAAAACCTCTACGCACTGTACCGCCGTGGCGGCATAGCACACGGCGCAGTTGAGAAGCTGGTGGGCAAATGCTGGCAGACGAACCCGAAAATCATCGAGGGTGATGACGCCGACGAGAGCAAGGATGAGACGGCTTGGGAGAAGAACACCAAAAAGGTTTTCACAAAGCGTCTATGGCGGGCCTTTGCTGAAGCAGACCGCCGCCGCCTGGTCGGACGTTATGCCGGCATCCTGCTGCACATCAACGATTCCAGGGGCTGGGATCAGCCGGTTGTTCGTGGGAAGTCACTCAAAAAGGTAACGATAGCATGGGCTGGCTCATTAACAGTTAGCGAGTGGGTTACTGACCAGAAATCGGCAGATTACGGCCAGCCAAAGCAGTGGAAATACGTTGAGAGCCTGCCAAACGGCGGGACGAATCAGCGCTTTGTGCATCCAGATCGCGTCTTCATCCTTGGTGACTACTCTAACGATGCTATTGGCTTCCTTGAGCCTCCTTATAACGCCTTTGTCAGTCTCGAGAAGGTAGAGGGCGGTTCTGGTGAATCGTTCCTGAAAAATGCCTCAAACAAGCAGGCTATCAACTTTGATAAAGACATCGACTTTGCGAATTTGGCTTCGTTGTATGGCGTATCGGTAGATGAGCTTCAGGAGCGCTATAACGAAGCAGCCAGAGAGCTGAATGTTGGTAACGATGTACTCCTGATCACCCAGGGCGCGCAGGTTACGTCGATGGTCTCTGCTGTTTCAGACCCGTCGCCTACTTACAATGTCAACCTGCAGACAGCCTCGGCTGGGGTGGACATCCCGGCGCGCATACTGGTTGGCAATCAACAGGCCGAGCGATCGAGCACTGAAGATCAGAAGTATTTCAACGGTCGTTGCCAGTCACGCCGCGGTGACCTGTCATTCGAAATTGAAGACTTCAGTGACAAGCTCATCGATCTGAAAATTATTGATGCTGTCAGCGAGAAGACGGTTATCTGGGACGACCTTAACGAGCAGACTGGAACAGAGAAGCTCGCCAATGCAAAAGCCATTTCTGATATAAATCAGACGGCCCAGGGCAGCGCAGAAAACCCAGCATTCAGCCGCGAAGAAATACGCACAGCAGCTGGGTATGAAAACAGCGATGAATTCCCGTTAGGAGAAGAGGATGGCGACGAACAAGACGAAGCCGCCGATTCTTCCGCGTAACTATCAGGATCCGACTGGAGCCGATGCGCTGGAACGCCGAGCAATGAAAGACTTCGCCAGGCGCATGAATAAGATTGGCAAGACGTACAAATCAGCACTCGACAAAATACCTTCCTCCCTCGCAGTAAACGCCAGATACGAATACCAGCTAAACCCAACGCTACTTTCCATCATCCTGAACGATGCCAGTTATCTGGTTGATCAGGTGCTGCTTGAAGGTGGCGATTACGACCTGTGGTTTTACGAGTACATCGATCTGGCTTCGGAGAAGGGGACCGGGCAGTCGTTCTACAACCTCAGCCAGCAATCCCCGGTGTATGCAGCTGGTCGTGAGTCGTTAGCATCCATCCTCGCAAGCGACCCGTATCAGCAACGCATGGCGCTGGTGCATGCACGTGTGTTTGAGGAAATGAAGGGGCTGACAGCTGACGTTAAGCGCGACATGGCCCGAGTGCTGACAGATGGCGTGGGACGCGGGCTTAATCCGCTGGATATTGCCCGCAACCTGACAGATCAGATCGGCATCGAGAAACGCCGGGCCAACCGAATAGCGCGAACCGAAGTGACTACAGCGCTGCGCCGGGCCAAGTGGGATGAAGACCAAGAGGCAAATGACCTCTTCGGCCTGAAAACGCTGCTGGTTCATATCTCGGCGCTGTCACCGACAACGCGAC